TTACCTGTATTCTTCATCTGTATCGTCACTGTTTCCTACACCGTCATTTAATTTTCTACTCAAAGGATCAAAAAGTGCCTGGGCTTCTTGGATATCATCACGAATTTCACCCATTTCTTCATCCAACTGATGGGCGATTCTAGCTGTAATTTCCAGTCGCTTCTTAATCTCCTCTGGGAAATCCCCTTGGTACTTGTAGTTGAGAGAATGTTCTATCGTTGCCCAGAAATTCATGGCCAAGGTACGTATTTGAATTTCTGCCAAAATAGTCTTGGCTCCATTGATGGTATCAACCATATATTCTACTACCAAATGATAGGAACGATAGCCTGATGCTTTTCGATGAGTAATGTAATCTCGCTCCTGTATGATTCGCATGTCCTGACGCTTGTGCAAAATCTCCACTACTTCCTTAACGTCATCTACAAACTGGACCATCACACGCAAACCAGCAATATCCTGCAAATCGTGCTCCAAGGTCGCATAAGTAATACCACGACGGGCCATTTTTTCTTTTATACTCTCAATTGGCTTGACTCGACCGGTCACAAATTCAATCGGAGAATGCTTATTTTGCTTACGATATTGCTTACGAATGCCACGAAGTTTAATCTTTAACTCACCAACAGCTTGAATGTAAGGATCTAGAAATTCTTCCCATTCTAAGGTCATATATTCTCCCTTATTCTCATATTATCCTTCAAAAATATCTTTGATTTTTTCTCCAGATTCATATACAATAAATACAATGCTTATTATACCATAAGTGAAAAACGTTTACAAATAGTTATCATCACTTGTAAATAGTTGAGTTTTTACTTATTTTTCGTTAAAATCATTTACACTAATTTCCATCGTTTTTTTAAATCGTATTCATCTTCGTATTCATTTTTACAATCATCTTTGCCCGTATAGTTGAGAAGGTTTCAATTTAATTCTAATAGTTTATAAATAGAAAACCGTGATTACTCACAGTCTTTTAAAAATAAAATAAAAAAACTCCATCAAAACTATTGACATTATGCAACCAAAGTTGTACAATGGATACATAAGGTTAAGGAGGAAACCTTAGACAAGGAAACTAGTAGAAAGGAACATGAAATGTTTAAGTTCAAAAAGAAACCACTCAAAGCAAAAACAAATAAGCTAGTAGTCAAAATAAACTTATTTATAATCAGCTTTGAATGGCACATCGAATTTGGATAGTGAAAAATCACTATCCACCCCTTCGGGGGTGTACTTAAATTATAACAGGAAAAACAATGAAAGTAAATCTTAAAGTTAGAAAAACCACCAAGCGTGAAAAAGTTGAATTTATTATTGGACTTCTTCTACTCCTATTTGCAGTTTGGTATTTTACGAGGTAATATATGTCAGTAGATATTGAAGCTATCCGCTGGCTTTTAGACAACGCCACAGCCTATGCTATTAGCAAAAACTGTGGCATGTCTATTCAGGCCGTGGACAAGTATAAAAATGGTGTATCGGATATTATGAATATGCGTCTAAAACACGCTATCAGCATGATAACATACGCCCAGGAACTTAAAAAGCAGTGATTTCGGTCACTGTTTTTTATTTTTAACAAAACACCGTTTTTGACAATAATACACCACGATTTCCTCTCCATATTCTTCATGTAAACGCTTTTTTGAACAATAGGATTGTGATTTTGCTTTCTAATCGTTCAAAATGCCTGTTTTTGAAAAATAAAAAAACCGCAAGCCTGAGCCTGCGGTGAAAAATTATTCTTTGTCTTTGTTTTTATTTTGATTATTCCCTGTAAACAAACCAATTAGCCCTAATGCAGTAGTTCCAGTTAAGACACTACCTGCAATTTGTTTATCTGTTGCTATTAAGTAAATTCCACCAATAATAACAACGAGGGCGATTAAAAAGCCAAATAACTGTCCCAATTTATGAGAAGTAATATTCCCTGATAAGTATTTATCTTCCATCTCTCTACGATGTTGGCTTTCTGCAATACCATTATCAATAATCTTTTGAGCAGCATCCGGATATAGCTCTTTATATCCTTTGAGAATATCTGGATGAGGTAGGTCACCTTGATAGATTTCCAACTTCTGTAAAACTACTTGACGCTGTTCATGTGGTAAGCGCTCGACTTCATCAACAATATTATTGACTTCAATCAAATCTTTATTCTCGGTATCCAAATTTCATTACCTCTTTCTGAATGCCCATCGTTGATTTCTTGTAATCACTTTTGACTTTCTTCCAGTCTGGGACTGTATCAGCTTTTACTTTCGAAATGTTCTGGTTAAAGCTAAAAACAGGCAATACAATTGCTGTCATACCAAGTAAAAAAGACTTAAAGTATTGAGGTTGTTTTGTATTTTTTAACATCCCAAATTCCTCCTACTCGCTCCATAATATTTTTTTGAATTAACTTGATTATGACATCTTTCTTTAAAAAAGTCAATGTTTCTTACTCTTTTTAACAAAAAAATCCCCACAAGGACGAGTCCTGTGGGGTAGATAAACATTTTAGAAAAGTTTTCCTTTCCTTTTATTTTTTAAAATTATTTAGTCGTAATCAAGCTGTCTGGCTCTACTGTGAACTCTGGCTTGTCTGCCATTGTTCCGTCTGCATTGAGGTAGTACCATCCTGTTCCGTCTGCGGACTGGACGAAGGCATTTGATACCATGGCACCTTCTTTACCGTCAAGGTAATACCAAGTATCTTTGTACTTGACCCATCCTGTCTTCATAGCGCCCTCTACGTCGAAATAATACCACTTCTCAGCGATTTTCTTCCAGCCTGTCGCCATTTCGCCTGAGTTATCAAACCAGTACCAGTTGCCGTCTGTGTGCTTCTTCCAGCGGTCTGCAAGCATGTAGCCTGAGCCGTCGAAGTAATACCAAGTGTCGTTGATTTTCTCAAACTTGTCTTTTGGATAAGAGCCGTCTGAGTGTACATACCAATAGCCTGTATCGTTCTTCTTCCAACCTACTTCAATTGTCAAGCCACTTTCAATATCCTGCTTGAACTGTTCACGGCTAATGCCCCATTTGGCAAGATAAGGATACGGGTCAACGTGGTCTGAATGATTGTCTGGTTGGTTATTGGTACAGTATTCATGTGTTTTGATACCTTCCAAACTGCTTGTATCAAGCGTTTTCGGCAAACCTGCTTCATCTGCTAGATTGCGTAAGAGTTCGATATAGAGACGGTAGTCAGCCATGAACTCTTCTTTAGTTGAATGGCTTTCAATCAATTCAACTGCCGCATAGCTTTCCGCATTCCAACCGCCCCCAACGTCCCAGGCACCATTATTTACAGGACCGACCTGCAGGACACGACCGTTACCAACCACATGAGAGAAGAAACCAAGCTCAGGGTTCTTTCTGTAGTGGTAGTCTGCCTCATTTTGAGCGGTTGAGTTGCGGTTGCCTGTTGAGTGGGCATGTACTTGTCGGTAAGGCTGTACCCCAACCTGGGGCAAGCCTGTACGTAGTCTGCTTGTATCGATATCCATACCTACTCCCTCCAAGCATCGTTCATCTGCTTCACTGCGGACTCCACAAAGGTATCCAAGTCCTTGTCAGTCATGCTGATCTTATATTTGGTCAGCTCTGCCCGGATTTTAGTGCGAGCCTGTGCCAATTTTTCATCACCTTTATAACCTGTCTCAGCAGCCACCTGCTCCACGGCATGAACTGCGTTCTTGGCTAGGATTTCAGCGATGATCACCGCTTTCTCTCCGCCTTTTCGCAAAAGATAGTCTTTCACCATTTTCACGATACTGCCTACTGCTACTGCTAAAAAGCCTGTCGCAAAAGCGATAATAAATTCATTAAATTGTGTCATGTGTTGTTTCCTTTCTATTCTCTATAAAACTTAACATTAACGGTACCTATATACTCCCTTAAGTTTGTACCAGTTAGATATATGACTCCTCGGTTATACATATCAGCCTGAATTCTTATTAATTTGCTATTATTGAGTTGTACATATCGTATAGCAGCAACCTTAATATCATTACCTTTAATATCAATATTGTACCCACCCCAGTACTGCCACATTCTTGTGTTTAACACTTCCAATAATAATGACGGTCCACTCGACCACACCAACCTATCGCCAATATAGCGCTTGACAATCTCTCTACTTCCTAACATGATTCTTACTCTATCTCTCATAGCTTCACCTACTTAAAAATATCGTAAATCGTGTGAGGGTCTTTGGTAGTAATAGCATCGTACTGCTCTTGCGTACCGGCCCAATAGTTGAGTGCCTGCGAACCGTTCTGATTGACAATGTTCTGACCTGGAACTCCACTTCGCCCTTGTTCACCATCGTTGACATTATCCAAATGGGTAAAAGCAGAGGCTCTCAATCCTCTGTAATTCACTTCAATGCGAACTTCAAACCAACCACCAGAACGCTGAGAAGCACTCCATGTGCCAAATTTTCCTGCTGAATCAGGGGTCTGATTTCTCAAAGAACGCCAGTTTGTATAGCCAAAACCACGGTAGTAATAATCAAGAGTATAGCCGCTCGTGACTGCTTCGCCATCGTAGAATACATCCGCAAACAAATTCAATCGGCTAGTAGAGCCATTCTTATAAGAACCCTCAATACGAACGCTGGCATTCAAACTATGCCCATTATCCCCTTTTAAGCTATCCCGTTGAGTCGGTGTCAGCGTATCGAATGATGGACGATTTTCTAAGGCGGAAATCCTAGCCTTGATGGGGATATCATTGTACAACTCCCATTTTTGGGCATAAGTAGACAAGTCTTGGTGGGAGGTCAAGTAGCCTTTCTCTTCCAGCTCCGCTTTTGTAACGAGGGTTTCTGGATGGACTTTCGGTCTACTCTCAAGGGTGTCCAGTCTTTTCTTAACCTCCCTATCCTTTAGCTCTGAGTCTTCTTTGATAGCCTTGACATCCTCACCGATTGCTCTTGCTAGATTTTCAAGGTTACTCATAGCACTCACGCTTTCGCTGCGTTATAGGTTGCGACCAAGTCAAGGTTGGCAATCTGGTCTACACGTCCGCTGACTTCAGTTACTTTGCCAAGAAGTGCGCTATTTTCATCTTGTCCCATACTTGTGATTTTTTCCGCGATTTCTTTCAGTGTGTCCAAATTCTCAGGCGTTCCTTCACCCAAGATTTCAGCCTTGACCTCTGATTTAGCTTGAGAGATTGCTTGGTTCATGGCAGACGTGCTGACTTTCGTTTTCAGCTCTTCGTTTACCTTTTTGTTATCTTCCCCCACTGCCTGCGCAAATGCTGTTAATTTTGTAGTATCCATTTTGTGTTACACCTTTCCTAAATTGTAATAAAAGAGCAGGTCTGGCAATTCCTGACCTACTGGGCTCTCGCCTACAGTTCTACCTGCAAGCTGTTTCTCAACTTCTTTTGCAATATCCAGCTCTTTTAAAGCATGGACTTCCTCTGTGACCAATTCTTTATCTGAGGCGACTATCTTGATATGGACAGATTTATCACTGGGGAAAACATAGCCTCCAGCCGTGATTTCCAAGCGATAACTCCCAATGGGCAAGATAGCGTCCAGATGAAAACTCACACCTTGACCGGTAACGGTTACCTGCTTCTTCCACTGGTAGCCCTCCTTGGTCAGACTGATCAGCGCCTGCTCCCCTTCCAGAGAGGAAATCACTTGGTAGTCTTCGTCTAAGAGGGCAAAACCAAAGGTGGAAGCCAAGTCCCCTTGCTTAATCAGGTGACCACCGTCAATCTGCCGCAAATTGGTCATATTGAGATTACAGACCATTCTGCACCTCTTTCTTTACTGTTTACTTTGTATCAAGGTTTTCAGTTCTCTCACATCTTCACCTAGCGATTTGACCTGTTCAGCCAGCACCAGAATAGCCTTATTTTGTTCGTCATGGTTATCCAATCTTTTGTTAGCCGACATTCGAAATTCGCGTAAGTTCTCAATGTCTTTTTCTATGGCTGTCATGCGATTTTCCTGCTTGGTTGCCCTGTCCTTCATGGAAAAGTACAAGACAACCACAGGAATCAGAGAAAAGAGAAACCGAATCAATAAGTGCTCAATCTCTGTCATAAACACCTCGCTAGTTTGCCAGATGGCTCAAACCACGTCGCTTCAATTCCTTGCGCACACGGTCTTTCCAGCGTTTATGTACCCACGAAAAGTCAACTGCTCCACGTTCCAGTAGGTTGATGTACATGTCGATTTTGGCTTGGTCTAGTGTAATCTTACTCATTGCTGCTACCTCCATTGTCTTCACTAGGGCTCTCTTGGTTTGTCGTTTCAGAAATGTCATCTTCTTTCTCGCTTTCTTTCTTATCTTCTACCGCTGGGGTTGGTTGTGCTTCTTCAGCTTGGTTTTCTGTGTCCGTAACCTGAGGGGTGTCCTCGTCGGTCTCCTCCTGGTCAGACTCTCCTTGAGCTTCCAGCTCTTCCAATCGCGCTAAGATATCCTCAATATCCTGAGCATTCTGGAGATTGACCTTCTGCATGCCATCCATGAGCTGGTTGGCTCTCTCCAGCGCTTCCGTCGTTTTAGCCAATTGTTCTTGGTTTTTGACAATGGCACTAGTCGGGTCAAGTTCGGTGCGAACCAATTCCAAAACCGCTTGGATAAGGGCGTCCTCACTATCCTGTGTATGGTCACCTGGCAATTCGCACTGCTCATAAGAATAGCGCCCCTTGTTTTCCATCTTGATTGCGACAACTGTTACATTTTCCCCACCTTTCAAGTAGGGATTGATTGCTACTTCGTAATTCATTCCTTATTTCCTTTCATTTTCGCTTGTGTTTCGTCAAAAAGTTCTTTAAGCGCTGGGTCATATTCCAGCACCGCCTTAAAGGCCTGTAATTCAGCCAAAGCCAGCCTATGGTGTACATTTAAATGCGCATAGTTCAATTCGATATCAGCCAAACGGTCGACGAGCGACTCAGCGACTAGCTTGTCGATTGTGTTGTTATCCATGTGTGTTCTCCATTTCTTTGATTTTCTGGTCTAGTTCTTGGACAGCCTTCAGCAAGTAGGGGACGAACTTTGAATAGTTGATAGACAGATAAGATGTTACTTCATCTGTTTCAACTGCATGAGGGACTACCTCCTGCACTTCCTGCGCAATCAAACCAACCTCTTCGTGTTTCTGGCTCTCGATGAAATCAAAAGAGACCATGTTCAATGCTTGAATTTTATCCAAGGCATTAACTGGACTCTCTTTAATATTTTCTTTCAAGCGTCTATCTGAACTCGAAGTAATACCAGCTTTTTCACGAAAAAGCCCAGTAGTAAGTTGGTTCCACCAAACGGTTCTATTTCTACCTCCAGCTGGATTGCCACCTTCTCCATAAATGTCCTTATTCCCCATTTCAATTCCGTTTTTGAAAAAAGGAGATTTTTCAAAATGCACTCCGCCATAAAAGTTAGCATTTGATGTTTGGGAAAAATCCGTTTTACCGTGAAAGTCTGCTCCGTTTCTGCAATACATATTCCCTGATGTTGTCACATACCAAGCATTGGGGCCAGGACTGTTCCAATTGTAACCCCAGTTCGCCCAAAATGCGGTATTTTCGCCATTGTAGCTTCCGCCTTCGCCGTTTCCCATGCCGACCGAGAATTGGTTGACACCAGAAATCCAGCGACCTCTTCCTTGAGCAAAACGACCAATTGTAAACCCTCCTATTTGACCCTGATAAGCTTCTAAGAAAGTCGAGCGATTCACAACTGATTCAATCTTAGTCGCAAAGATACGTTTAGAAGTTAGTTCTCCAATAAAGGCGTCGTTGGCAATAAGTTTTCGAATAAAGGCATGATCAAACTTTACCTTATCAGCTGTGACCGCTTCGGCAGCTAAAACAGCTGTCGTTACTGAACCTGATTCAAAATTAGCTGTCTTCAACTTATCAACCATGGCAGACTTGATGACTGCTCTGTCAATCAGGGTCTCGCCTGTTATATGGGTTAATTTCCCAACAAAGCGGTTATGTCCATTGGCTCCTAGATTGATACCCGAAATCAAATCACCTGCACTGTTGATGTTTTGAACCAACCAGGAGCCAGCTAGTTGAGTCATTTTTGTTTGCGTTGCTTCAAGCTTCTTATTCGCATCTGCGACTGCATCTTCTGGATGTGGTTGCCATGTTCTAGGTTTATAACCTTTGTACAAGTCAACTTCTGTAATATACAAATCAGCTGTTCCTGATGATGAGCCATTGTTCTCAAAACGAATGTAAGCATTATCCATTTCTCCGGAATTAAAAGTTACTGAGACATCTTCGCATCTAGAGGTAGATAGTTTCTTGCTGCTAACAACTTTCTTAAAGATTGTGAATCCATCGCTCTCGTCTGCTCTTCGTCCCAAAATATAAACATCATAGCTTGCTAGAGCACTGTTGTTAAATCCTCTAAAATTCAGTACATAGTCAGTATTTCGTTCAAGATTAAAACGGTGACTAGACAAAAAGTTTTTGTTTTTAGTTGCATTGCTTAAACGCATAAGGTCTTTCTGCCCGTTGTGATAAAAGCTATGCTTAACCAATCTTCCTAAATTTTGAGTTGAGACCCATTTATTCGTATCATTTTTAAAATCACTATTCTTAATGAGGTTAGGGCCGCTTACACTATATTTCCCAACCTCAACCTGAAACAGTTGATTGGTCATAGCCATGCGAGCAACCTTATCCGCAATTCCATTTTCAGTATTACCCAGAATCCGCTCATAGAGTTGACTACTCTCCCTCACACGCTGGAAGTCAGTAGTCTCTACCTTACCTGCCAGTTGATGGGATAGGTTCGCAATGTTCCTGGTCATATCCTGCTTATAAGTTGTTATTCGGCTTGAAATATCCCTAAATGTCCCGTCGGCAGATTGACGATAGCTAGCTATTTGGCTAGTTATTTCTCTATTCGCACTCGTTTTAACTCCTTCAATTCTCCGATGAATCCCCTCCACGTCTTCTTGATAGCTTGATTTCCCTACATAATCTCTGGATATCTGCTCACGAACTGCTCTTGCTTGTCTCGCGCTCTCCTCACGAGTATAGCGCTGTAAGCTTTCCTGTCTTTGACCATCTTGAGCAACATAGGCCTGAACAGCCGACAAATCCGTTCGCAATTCCTGCGCTGTTCGCTCAAAGCTAGCCTTAGCTTGTGTGATGAGACCATTGGTGTCTTCAAGCGCTGGACTCCAGTCTGTCGCTAGGGTACCTTTTTCAAGTTTAATCCTACGAATGAAAATAGTTCCTCCGTATCCTAAATCTGAATTGAATAGGGTCATCTGTAGCTTGGATTCAGAGGGCGCATCCTCTTTAAAAAATACCGGACCTGTAAGCCTAAATCGCTGCCACTCCCTAGTCGCAGTGGACTTTGTTTGTCCCTCTATACCAAAGCCATTCCCACCATTATGCATCATGTGGAAAGGAAAAGAACCATCAACTTCATCGAGTTTACAATCAAACGAGAGAGTCCAAGTTGTCCCAATATCGGACTTTGAAAGATAGGGATCTAGATTATCAAACACAAAACCAAAACGAGACTGTTGAATTTTCTCGGAATCACGATAATAGTTCCGACCACCAACTTGCATATTTGAAAATTCTTCCCGTAATTTCCCTGCTTCAGCCACAACTAAGGTCTTATCTGCCTTGTCCTTGGTTGCGTTCAGGATTTCCTGGCGGATAGAGCCAGCTCGCACCTCAAATTCAGCCGTACTAAGCTTCTGATTTAGTTGGCTCTGGGTATCTCTTTCTAACCTCCTCACAGACTGCCTAATATTCTCAGCAGTCACATTGAGGGAGCTGATATCCGCTTTGGTTCTGAGACCTTCAGTCAAACGCCTCACTCCAGCATCAAGCGCATCAGCGCGCTGATTAAAACGAGAGGTCATTGTTGAAATACGAGTAGAGCTCTCTTCTTGTATACGGTCTATCTGACTCGTCAGAGTCTCTGCTGTTTGCCTGACTTCTGATTTGTTAGCTTTCCCTTCCATTCTGTTCGTCAGTGCAGTTAGCCTGCCTTTAGTCGTCTCTTCATATCTTGCCTGAGAGCTTCTGACTCCAGCCAAGTCATTCTTTATCTGACCGAGAGCTTGAACTTGTTTGGAAATGTCAGTTTTAAGTTGCCTTTGCTTGGAGCTTATATCATTGGTAACTGTCTGCTTTAGAAGATTCAAATCACCCGACAAAGCCGTCTGAGCACTCCTAGTCTGCGACTTAAACGCTTCAAGTCTAGCAACAGAATCCAGACCAATCCGCTTGGCTTCCTGAGCAAGAGAGCTACTTGCGCCAGCTTGTCTCAAAGCTTCCTCAGCCTTGCGCCTTGATTCTCGTAAAGGTTCATCATGAAAGCTATTGAAACGCTGATTGATAGTGTCAGACACTTCTTGCTTGACTTCTTCCGCCTTAGCCTTGGCAAGTTCGATGGCATCCGTAATAGCTTTCTCACGCTTAGTAAATTCAGCGTCAAAGGCACGGTCAGCGTTGGCGATTTCCTTTTTCAAACGTTCTTCAAAAATCTGATGCAGATTTCGGCTTTCATTCAAAACGGCATCATTTACAATCCCACCGATCGCATTTGCAAGACTGGACTGGAATGTCCCAAAACCAATTGTCTTTAAACGTTTTGCCATTGGCGAATAGGTATATTTGGTGATTTTCTTACGAACATCAAGACCATACCACTCATGGTAGATACTGACCACATCAAACATCTGCACCGCAACATCACTCTGACCGACAACCGAGATTTCAAGGTTATCTTCTAGCATGTCGCACATACTTGTCCGAAAATACTGCTTACCATATGCAATCAAGCTAGCCTCATCTGTCACGTCTTGGTCATTGACCTCCACGACATCTTCATAGATTTGGCTGTAGTTCCCAAGTAAGGGGCTGTCAATCACCACCATATAATCATGGTCAACCGCATTTTCTCCCTCGCCCTTAACAGTCGTTTTAAAGGTTATCCGAGTTTTTAAAGACTTCGTTGAGGTCTTGTGCTGGTAGCTGGACAAGTTTTTCTTGTACATAAAAAGCGATTCATTTTCAGAACCGCCATTTTTTAACAAGCGTAAGTTGTAACCGTTTCGCACCATATCTCCGCCCCACTGACCAAGGATAGAATGCTTGTCTTTGGCCAAGACCTCCATGGCATTCTTGTCCTTGATATTGAGCGTATGCCTATCATCAATATCAGAGAAGAAAGAAAAAGGATTGGCTCTGGTAATACTACCAGCAAAAGCACTCAACACCCTTGTCCCACTGACACGGTCAACCTCGATAGAGCTAACGATGTAATTATTTAACAAACTGATAACCTGATTGGCATAGACTTGAATATATCCTTGTTGCTTTTCAACCTCAAAAATATAAAAATCCTGCTCACCATGTAGGTCATCTGCAGTCAGAAAAGTTTCCTCTTTCAGTAATTCCCACTTGGGATCCGATGTAGGAAAACGAAAGGTCAGTTGATAGGTATTGTTCCCCAAATGGACAATTTCATCATTGTAGGCCTCGTTTAAAGGCCTATTTCCCTCTGTAAGATAAATCATAAAATATACCTCCAATTCGGCCGAACTGTGACCTTACGAACAGCACCAGTAAAGACCAGACCGTTATTACCAACTGCCAACTCAAAGAAGCCTCCACGTTTTCGTAGCGTATTTTGAACCGCACCATCTGCGTTGTAGATATTCTGCTTCTTATGCCTACAATCAATGGTCACTTTTCGTCTAATGGTCAAGTGCATGGTTGTCCGTCCGATAGTCAAAGAAATATCTCCGTCCCCCTCAATCTCAATCACAGGCTCACTATAGACAGAGCCTGGATTGTTGACATTACCGCTTGCGGTAAAAATAAGAGGAGCAAGATTTTTCTGATAGCGGAACGGTTGCATACTCAGCTTAAGCTCTAGCTTCCAGGCATGCATCCCATGAGGGCTATAGGTTGCACCAATAAAATCCGCATAAAAGACAGACCCCAACTGGTAGCTAAACTCTAGCACATTGTCCTTAGGCTGAAATTTCTCCACGATAGTCGAAACATCCAGTAACTTAGGAATATAGAACGAAAAAGTCCGTTCATAACTCTCGTAGCCCCCATCTAGCACCCGATAACTTCCGTTGGCTCCGTAGAGGTTAGCATCTTCAGCCACCCTAGATTTAGCAGCCTCTACCTGACCAAAATCCGTCACCACGCAGTGAGGGATAGTTGATGTGTTAAAACCATTGATAATCATATAAAACATTACATTCCCTCCCTAGCGTAAATCGCACCTTGACGTTGGTAGACGCTCATTGAAATTTTATCAGCGTCCAGGTAAGTATCTGACGGCTTTTCAAGGATAGCAGTAAGGATTTTCTCCATACTTGCTCTCAGAATCGCTATCTCAGACACGACTTTATCGCTGTCTTTACTATTTGTATCTCCTTTTGTTTGCACCACTATTTTAGCTTGTGCTTCTTCCATCTCACGAAGGAATTTAGCATCACTCGGAATGCCAACTCCTGCAGCATATTTAGGAACCCCCATCTCACGCATCAAGCGTTTGGTCTTATCCGCCCGCAAAACTTTAGCCCCTTTAGGAAGAGGAAGAAGAACATCCCTCCCCTCAGGAATGAAGCTCCTACCATCTGGAAGAGTAACCAATTCCTTGTAGGTACTATTGCGTTGGTCATTGACCATAGCAAGACCACCAGGGTGATAGTTGGTACCGTGGGCATGCCGACTAGCAAAAACATTGGTAAAGAAATCACCAGTTACCCTAGTAATCCAAGACCTAATGCCTGCAAGCACGCCAGAAGCATTATCTCGAGCGCTGATTGTAACCGTTTTGTCTTGAATGCTATTAACGACGCTTTTGACCTCGCTGACAGTACTGGAAGTGCTATTTTTAGCAAGGATATCTACTGGATTATGTTGCTTAATCGCATTAATAGCCGCACTCGTCTCATTTCTAACGCCTGCAGTCTGATCTTTCGCAAGTAAATCAATTGGTTTTTCCTGTTTCGGAGAGTTCACACTCGCTTTTGCACTAGCAACTGCTTCACTAGTATTGTCAATAGCATTTAATGACTTATTCTCTGGATTAGATAGATTCCAAGCCATGATTTTATCGATTGACAATTGCCCGTTGTTCAAAACATTTGTAGGATCTAGTTTCAAATCTTTTGTGAATGGAGTAATCGCATTCCAAGTCGTTAGCGTGTCAGTCGAACGCGCAACAGCCTTTCTGAAATTCTCATCCGTAGCCAGCAACTCTTTCTGCTTAGGAGTCAAGGCATCATAGTTATAGAGCGCTTTGGAAGCTTCCTCAGCCTTATTCATCACATCTGTATTTTCCAAAAGCAGTTGCTTGACTTCAGCAGGCATACTGTTCCAGATTCTAAGATGGTTTTCACTATCAAAGATAGCTTGCAGTCCTGCTTGATTTTGGACAATCAACTGTTTTTCTTCCAGTGTCATGGTTGACCACTTACCAGACTCAACGAGAGCTTCAGCAATCGTTACCCGAGCATTTGAGTTGATATTCGCATTTTTAACAATAAATTGCAATTGCTCCCAACCCTCAGCAGATTTAGTCGCTTCCCCAATCACTTCTTTTACGTTTGATTTAATGACAAAATTGTTGTTTTCATCAATGTTTCCGACGAGCAAAGACCAAGCATCATTCGCTTCTCTCGTTTCCTTGCTCATATCACTAGTATACTTAGCAAGAATGCTATGGGAATCACCCATTTTTTGAGAAGCTTCTGCTGCCTTTTGACCGATTACTTCATAAGACAAACCATATTCTTCCAGAACCTTTTTAGCTTCTTCCCAGTAGTTCCAGCTTTGTCCAGTTCGAGCTTTTACCTTAGCGTCAAGGTTTTGCATAACCTGGTAATACTTAGTACCTAAGGCTTCCATGGTTTGCTGGTGGTTTGTTTCAAGTTCTTGAATTTTTTTATTGTAAGTTTCTTGATCGATACGTTTGGCATCTAAGAGTTGTTTCAATCCATCTTTTGAGGTTTTGTATAACTGATTTTCTTCATCCAGAGCCTTCTTCAAAACATCTCTTGTGTGCTTTAATTGCGTTTCATTTAAACTACCAATCTCTCCATTCAGAGCCTGAAGCGCAGCCTTTTGTTGTTCGCCAGATAATTCCATCATTTCGATTCTAGCTTTGATCATCTCTCTTTGGTTGTTTAAGACGATTTCTTTTTCTTCTTGAGAAAACTTGCTAGCGTCTCCATTATGACGTTTGTAGATTTCACTGACCTGATTAGCCATTGCATCGGTATTTGAAACAACTTGGTCATTTTTTACTTTCATTTTAGCGATTTCTTCATCGCTAAACCCCAACTTTTTAGCTAATTCTTCCATACGTTGATTAGCTTTTTCAGCACCTGCTGCTACCTCTTCATGAAGTTTTCGAAAAGCTTCAGAAACTTTTTCAGCATCGCCAGCGTGGGTTCCAAAGTTGGCTACTGCTGTACTGGTATCATCTACCTTACTTTGGAAATCTCTTAACTCTTTCCTTGCAGTATCACTCAACTGAGACCCAAATTCCTCCGCCTTAATGCGAGCCTCGTCTTTCTTATGTCCTAGATAGACCAATCCTCCAGCTAGTAAAGCAGCACCACCCACCAGCAAACCAATAGGATTTGTCAAAGCCCCAATGGCTCCAGACAAGAGACTAGAACTAGATGCAGCAGCGCCAGCTCCTTCCGCTAAAACAGTGGCTTCGCTTCCTACCTTAGCAAGACCGAGACCACCTTGTAAAAGTCCTTTTAATTTACCAGCACGCTCTGTCAATTTAGCAAGACCGAGACCGCCCTTTAATAGTCCTTCTAATTTACCGGCATGTTTTATCAAAATACTAAGAGCCGTCGCCCCATTGCCAAGAAAGTTCAATAGAGGGTAGCCCAGAGCCAAAAAACCACCAATACCAACCGCCAAGCTCTGTACGGCTGGAGGAGCCTTACTTAGCCAGTCGATAAATTGGTTCACCTTATCAATCACAGGAGTTAGTAATGGTAATAATTTCTGACCAATGTTAATCTGTAAAACTTCTAAACTAGATTTAAAACGTTCCACACCATTTTTAGAAGACTTAGATAATTCATTTGCTAAATCCTTGGTATAAGTTGTCGCCCCCTTGGTTTCGTTAGCAAGATTACGCAACGCATCTCCACCTTGGTCAACCAAGATATTCATCGCTGTCTGAGCTTCTGTACCAAAGGCTGTAGCAATCAAGGCCGATTTCTGAGCATCTGTCATCCCTTCCGTATTCTTTTTGATACGATCCAAAATATCAGGTAGCTTAATCGCGCCGCTACGAAATTCTTCTGCAGAAAAACCAAGCTTCTCCATTGCATTTGCATTTTGCTCTGATGGTTTCAGTAGCCTTGTTAAAGCTCCACGCAGAGCCGTACCAGCCTTTTCACCGGCGATACCGTTGTTGGATAAAAGACCAACAGCAGCGGCAGTCTCTTCCAAGTTCATACCAACGTTTTTAGCAACGGGACCAACATATTCCATTGCAGCCCCCATATCAGCAAAACCAGCAGCCGTTTTATTGGCGACAAAGGTTAAGCTATTGGTTACTCGCTCTGTATCCTGAGTAGATAGCCCAAATTGTTGCAAAATATTCGTAGTGGCGTTCATAACCGTATTGAAGTCCTCACCAGACGCCTTTGCAGCGTCTAGGATAGCAGGCATGGCTTCGATTGTCTGATTGGCATCAAAACCTTTCTTGATAATTTCTTGCATCCCTTCATTGATAGATGCAGTAGAAATCCCATACTGCTTCGCCCAATTTTTTGAACTTTCACCCAGCTTTTGTGTGGTACTGTTCAGTTCATCCGCTGTTGGAATAGTATCTGCTAACAGAGATTTAGTTGTATTCATCTGACTTTCAAAGTCAATAGCTTTCTTAGTAGAAAGCGTAAAACCAGCTAATAAAGCAGCAGACACAGGCTTCATTGCATCGCCCATAGCCCGCAATTTTTCTCCACCTTTTGCAAAATTTTCACTCAAGGTATCCATCTTACCAGACCAACTATTTTCACGCCCCACATCTTGCAAAGCTTTTTCAACACCGCGTAGCTGACCTTCCATTACTGCCAACTTAGCATTCTCACGCTGAATATCAGCAGCAGCCTTGTCAAATTTAGCTGTCCCCGGTTCAAGTTTATCAAAACTTTTCTTCATCTCATCCAAAACTTTACGTTGTGAATCAATGGCTTGTCCTAAAGTCTTGTATTTTGCTTGAAGTAAGCTAGCATTTTTTTCATTGCCTTTTAAAGTACTGTCCAAAGAACGGACATTATTTTGAAAGTACTTTACAGCGTTTTTTGCACCAGTTAGAGTAGGACTGAACTTTGACACGTCCAACCCTAGCTCGATATACATCTGACCTAACGGCGTACCGCTTGCCATCTTGTTCTCCTTCCTAACTCCTCAGAGCAAAGAAAAAAGCCCTTACGGACTTTTCATCATTCTTTATAAAAATCATCCATTGCCATGTTCATAAAAGCCCAGATAAACATACCAAGAAATAGATAAGCATAGAGTGGCAAGGAAGCAAAGATAAAGGGTGATAGCAAGAGCATACCAAAGATATCTACAAAATTTGTACAAATACAATACAAGCCAAAAGCAAGATAAAGGATAAAAATGGTAAACCAAAACCAATATCTTCTACATGCTTTTTCTTTTCGAGACATTTCTTCCACCTCCCTTACATATCTCTATTATATTCCTAAGCCTTTGATTTGTAAAGTCTTGACCTAGAGACTTTCTAAAAAATCTGCCAAGTCAAGCACTTCTTCTTGTTCACTCGTTTCCAGACTTCCCAAGACCCCCATCAAGTCCTCCCAACTCGTATCCATCACATCGCGAATGCTCATTCCATAAGGACCCTCTGTAACTTGCTTGACAAAACCATAAAAACGTTTGATCGCTTGCCCAGGTGCTAGCTCTTTTCCTTTGGGTCTACATCACCTACCAGATGAGCATAAATTGCTGTAAAAATAGAAATCACTTTCGCAAAATCTGTGTATTCTAGTAATTGTTCTACTGTCACATCATCAAACAAACTAGCAATAAATCCCAACTGCTTATCAAGCTTCTCTACCTCAGATAAATCACTTGTCAAGGATTCGTTCATGACCAAATAGTCACGATAATCACGAGTTGTGATTTCTTTGCTCTTTTTTAGGACATCTTCTCCCTTGTCATTTTTAATTGTAAATTGAACCTTAGCCATATACTTTCCTTTCTAAAAAAGTAAAAGAGAGCTTTCGCCCTCCTTCTACCCCGCAGCGGTTATGTTTAGTTGACCTTTCAATTTCTTCAACTTTTCAGCATCTGAACCATAAACAATAGCACCATAACGCCCCTTAGTTGCAACGTCTGAACTAGCTGTCGCAGTGAAATTCACACTAGTAGTAGCTAACTCATTCGCCTTATCCTTGAGCGTTTCAAAATCAATAGCATCCATAGAAAGCTGACCTTTATAAAAACCATAGTAAACAGGTTCCCCATCAGCAGTATTACTTTCAATGAGAATGGAAACATTCTTGGCAACTGTGTCTGCACCGAAGTAATAGATACCATCATCATCGCCATACCCCAAAGCATTCGTATATAAAGCTAATGGGACATCAAGCAAGCCCATCTCTACCTTAACATCACCGACTCCTCGATTGGAGACGTGATAAGCCACATTACTACCATAAGTCTTTACAGGGTCACTAGATAATCCAGTTACTCTAGCGGTCTGTGTAGCCCCTTCATTATCTTTACCTTCTAGCGTGAAGAGGTTCTGTCCAACCGTTGGAGTCTGTCCATCATGCACACGAATGGTGACTGATTTAAGTCCGATAAGTGCAGTTCCTTTTACTGTCATTTCTTTTTCCTTCTTTCTAGTATTTCTCATATAGAGCGCTCATACCACGATAAGTCCGAACGTCTACATAGCGCTTAATATCAGGAATCCATTGTTCCAAACCACCTTCAGTCTGATAAAATCCCTGTTCTTCCATTATTTTTTCAATTCTTCCTTGGAGTTCTTTACACTCCACTCGATTAGTAGACTCTACATTGATTTGATAGAGAAAAGTCTTAGCCAAACTAGTATTACTACCGTGAGCCGTCTGCATTGGAGGCCCTACAGGGATAATGACAATACTGGTCTCGCCATCTCCCAAGCTCTCAGGACGCTCAAAAGACTTGATACTAATACCAGATAAAGACTCATCCTCTTCCAAAGCATCGTAGAGTTCAGTTAATTTGTCTTTAATCATTACAAAAACTCCTGTTTTAACTTCATGCCGACTTTAGACTTAAAGACCGGCTTACTCGCTTCAAAAAAGCGGCGCATGACTCCGAAACCACGAGGATGCCCATTCTTTGCATAGCCAAATTCATTTAAGTGAATAATAGTCCAACGAGGACTTTTAAAACCTAATTTAACCATTGGAACTCCGCTGGATGTACCAGTCACATTCCCATGAACGACCGCACCAACCGTCTTCCCAGTGTCAGCGTACACCGCCATAGCCCGTTTGAAAGTTGGCTCAAACTCCTCAACCGTCTCCTTCAAGGCTCTGTTGACCTTTCTACGAACTACCGGCTCTCCTAGTCGAGCCTCAATATTCCTCAAAATATCATCAAATCCTTTTAGATTAGCTCCACTAGACATCACGACCACCTCCGATAAGGACAATCAAAAAATCCCGATTAGCAAAATCAGGACGGACATCAATGATTTGCCATTTCTTACCAACTAGACGGATATCCCCCACTTCGACAAAATGCCGATTTTCAGGCTGATAATCTGTCAGAGGGTCACGAATCTTCAAAGTCATCTTAGCTTTCATCGCTTTTCCAGTTGCAATCTCAACGTCTTTCATACTTGGAGAATAAGTTTGCCCCATCGTATAAAAAGCCTTCTCGTAACTCACATCACGACCATCAACCCCTTTTTTTATTTTAGAGGTATAGAAAGTCAGGGGAGTTCTCAGGTCTCCATTTTGAGACTCAGGCTTTTTGTAACGATAGCTTGGTCCCTCACTCCTCTTCATTTACACTCACTACTTCCTTAGAGCTACGACTTCTGGACGACTTTTCCAACTCGACATAGTCAGGTAAATGTTCCTTTAGCTCAGCAAATCGTTCTTCTGTCGCTTCAAACCTTTCTCCGACTTGCCTAAGGACTCCCTCCTTGAGGTCATAAAACTCTTTTAATACCTTAATCATCACTATCCTCCATTTCTATCTTATCTAACGATAATGCTAAAATATCCGCTTTGAAATTTTCGTAAAAAAATTCAACTTGGTCATTATAGACATAGCGAGCACGTTCTAAGATAAGTTCCCTTATTTGATGATCGTGTATATTCCCACTTCCTACCAAGCGGGTAATAACCATTTGAGAACTTTCTAACATCCGTGAGAGATTCGCATCTTCTCCGCTATGAAAAATTCTCATCCGCTCCTTAAAAGGAATAAGGAGGGAATGAAGTTTAGCTTCAATCTCCATCCTTCGTCACCTTTTATTTTGCAATACTCAGTGTCCACACAGCAGCAGTCTTTTCATCATGCGCTTTACCATAAGCAAATTGCTTAGCAGTGTAGAGATTCAAGTCTTCTAAAGCATAGGTTTCGGTAAATCGTCCAAATTCAATCCCCCCACCTACAAAGGCATCGTAGCGACCTTTGACAAATGTAGTCACCTTACCAGACGCTTGAGCAACCGACTCAACCAAGATGAGGTTATAAGGCATAGCTGTTACATATACACCCTGAGCATTGAGAGACGTATATTGCTTCTTCACATCCCAGGCATCTACAGGGTTCACTACCATAACCAAATTACCTTCTACTGCAACAGGAGTGGTATTGTCAGCTTTTGTAGAATGGTATTTATAAACCTCCGTCAACTCTTTTACCACGGTAGCAGAGTCTGCGAAAGTCAATGGTTTTTTCTGAGCTTGTTTCTCAGCATAAGTTACTTTTTCACTTTCTGCAGTCCCTGTAAGAGTACGAGACAACCCGATAGGCTTGTTGTCCCCATCACCATTTAAATAACCAGCTTCAAGAGCAGCTGCAAAGGCCTCTGTAATTTGAATGGATACGTAAGACTGTAGCCAAGCAGGACCAAACTTTTCAGAGTCTTTAGGGATTACAACAAAAGCAGTCAATTTAGACTGAATCGCTTCTTCTTCAGCAAATTCTTGTTTCAATTGTCCTTGAATTTCAGCATTGATTTTACCCCAAACCGCTTGACCTGTACGACTAGACTTGAGGAATTTCAAACGAATACCAGCATTACGCAAGCCGATGTGTTGAAGAAGTGGACGGGCTGCCACCATATCCTCAAAAATCCGGTCAATTGTTTCCTGAGGGAACAATTTCTCAATTCCTTTGGGAGGAAGTTTCTCAATGTTGTTGAAAAATTCGCGAGCTTCAGCAGTCAAGTGCGCATCGTATGGATTCATAGTTGCGATTTCTTTACGAGCAGCTTCTCGAGCATCATCTTGCAACTTATCTGTCAATGCCTCAATCATCTCGTTATAGAGCTTATTTTGCTCTTCCATAGGAGCACCAGTTTCTACTGCATTCATAAAGTTCTGACGAGCAGTTGTAAATTCATTACCAAGTTTCATCATTGTTTTTTATTTCCTTTCTTAAAATGGGAAACGACCCAACCCCACAGGTTCAGCCGTCTTGTCTTCTTTTTTCTTATCTTCTGGGATAGGTAAACTGTTATTCAACCTATCACGAACCAAGTCCGCCAATAACTCCACATCTGGGGTCATCGCAGATCGGATTTTTTCGATAAAATCACGAGGAATCACAGGTGTCTGACTAGCTACCAAGACAGGAGCTTCCTGACTTTCAAACATGACCTTATCTGCGAAGCCATGATTAACAGCAGAACGAGCATCAAACCACGTTTCACCCTCCATTAGATCCAGTAAATCATCTAATGCCTTACCAGTCTTATCAATATAGGCATATGCGATGGACTTATTAAACCCTTCTAACACACCAGCCTCATGCAAGAGCGCCTTATGGTCACCACGTACACCAGCAGATACATTATGGATCATGATTTGCGCTGTAGGACTAATTTCCACCTGATCACCAGCCATAGCGATAACACTCGCAGCACTAGCAGCAATCCCCACGATTTTCACCGTCACATGCCCCTGATAAGCACGCAATGCTGTATAGATTTCACTACCAGCATACACATCACCACCACCAGAATTGATGTGCACCTCCACATCTTCTCCCGTCGTCGGCAATACAATATCCTTAGGAGCAGTTGCATCCATGTCTATCCAATCATAAAACCAGCGGTCATCATTGGATACAATCGCTCCCTTAATCTGAATGATTGTCATCCTCATTTCCTCCTTTCTCTATTTCGTTTTCACCCTGATAGTTCTTAGTGATAAGGAAAGAATCCCCACCAGGAACAGCCTCAAGACCAAGTTCCAATCTCACCTCATTTCGAGTCATAGCCCCAGATGAGATGAGTTTATCTATGTTCTCAGCCAGAGCAAACTTATCCAGTCCCCCCTCACCAAAAATCACAAATTTTTTCTGATTAGCGTATCCAGCCGAACTCACCATAGCATGGTTTAGAGCGTCACCCACTTTTTTAACCAGCGATTCATAACAATAACTGTTAAACATCTTCTGGCTATTAGACAAATCAGCCATATCTCCATGCATCAAAGCCGTCGGCAAACCTAATATATCTGCAACCTCGTCATCAAATTGACGTCTCAGTTTCTTCAACTCTTCAACTGATAGATTTGTAGTTCCTACCGTATTGGTCAACTCCGAATACTCCACATCATCCATTGTCGGTACAATGGCAACCGTCTTAGACGTAAAGGACTTAAAAAGATTGTCCGCATATCTCTGCAGTTTCTTTCTCTTATCCTCATCAAAAGTTCCATTCGCTTTTGTAGCCAGAACCCCACGGATCTGATTATTTCTAGCTAAGGCTTCCACCAGACGAGTATGTAGTTTTTCATAATCAGAAAACAAGTCAGATACATATTCTTGCAAGCGATTGTTATTATACTGAAGAAAGATGACATCACTCATAGCAAACTTCCTCTGAAATGTATAATCCCCGACAGACACCATCTCAAAGGTGTCATCATACAGAGCATAACGCCTACGAGTAAAAGCATCAGCTACCAGTAACTGCTTATCATCAGACAAAACAATGAGTACTTCGTTTTTCGTCAATAAGCGATAAATGACCTTCTGCCAGAACTCCGAGGCCGACTCATTCTTATTGGGACGCACATTTAAAATATAATCCCAGTCTGACGTCACATGATGATTCTCCACCATATACCGAAATTCCGACTTAGCAAAGATACGAGCCACAAACTCCGCCGACTTATCAATCGCTAAACTCTTTAACTGCAAACACCCCAACATTCGTTCCAACTCTTCAAAATCAAAACCAACATCAGGCGCATCACGCTTAAATAAATTTAAGAACCCCATGCTTCCCCTCCTTCCTATCCAATTACCAACCTACCACCCAAAATTTATTCTTAGATTAAAACTCCCAATCCTCTAACATATCGAGGAATTCCCCAACGTTCGACTCATGTACAAGCTCACGTTTGTATAGAGCAGCAATCAAGGCATGGAAACCATCCGTCTTTCTTCTGACGGGCTCTTTCTTCAAGAAACGCTTATTGCCATCCTTGTCCTCTTTGACGTAGGTATTATCCGTATACCAAATCATAGAATTATCATTCTCAAAGATAAATCGTTCATTAGCAAATCCGTCTTCAATGATTGGAGCAACCTTGGATTGAATCGCCCCAGGATTTCTCAAGAACTCATATTCAAAACCAGCCTCTTCCAAAAGAGGTTTTAACAAGTCCATTCTGAAACCATCTGCACATACAAGCTCAATCTGATAAAACTTACTCCATTCATTCAATTTTTCGACCAATAAACGAGGGTCAATACTAGGGCCGTCCACAATTGTAAATAAGCCTCTATCTGCCCATTCCTGAATAGGAGCTTTAAGTTTAAAAGCTTTCAAAAATGCTTTACGAGCAAATGAATGTTGTTTCCAGATAAACTCATCTCCGTTCTTAAACAACAAACCAACACTCGCAAAATCTCGAATGCTAGCATAGTCAAATCCTGCGACACAGGACTTACCCAACAAGTCAATACCAGGCGAACGTAAACAAGCAAGTAATCTTTCACGAGTCGTCACATCTTTCTCAAGGTCTGCTTCAGGAAGATTCATCCGTTTAGTCATGAACTCCTGACGACCAGACGGCTCCAGCTCAAGGTCATCATAGTCAGCCTTAGTTCTAGCAAGCAACCTCTTAGCGTAAGGCGTGCTTTCATCCAACATCGGATTTGCTTTCGGCCAATTCTTCATGTCATCCACCTCATCCGCACTATCAAGCTTGCAGATAAAAGGGAAGAGTCTGAAATCATCAACCTCTCCATTCAAGATTTGCATAGACTTCTCTATCAGCTTGTCATAGAACCCCTCGCGCACATACCCATTCGTACCGTTGTAGAAAGTCCTGACATGAGCAATCTTACCAAGACCAGACCTTTGAACCTTCACAGCCTTATCATTTTCAAATTGGTGAATCTCATCAAACTCAAGACAACCATCACGAGCAGAGTCCATAGTCTTCGGATTATTCGTCCGAAAAGAAAAGACCGAGTTGTTCGCTCGACCTGTGATAGACATTTTAGTCAGATAGAAATGGTCCTCAAGACCACGCCTTTGGATAGTCTCATAAACTTCCTCAAACGAAACCTTACCCTGTTTCTCAGAGTTAGCAGTGATAGTCACATCGTAATCTCTGATAGGGTAGATAGGGCTGATAAAAAACGATGACCTTGCTGACATAAAACCATTCTTACCACCCCCACGAGCAAGTGTGTATAGATACTCGTCAAAGTGTGGTTCCTCGTCTACCTTCCGAAAAAGAAAAATGAACGGTGTCAAGAAAAGTTGATACTTAGCCAGAGGGAAAAAATTCTTTTCCGCAAACCGAATGAACTTATCAATCAAGTCATTATCAAAATACAAATCATCACGAGGATAGATTTTCTCCTTGATGATTTTAAACAGCAACTTCCTTTCCTTGTTGACAACAACTTCTCCATTCTCGGCCATTTTGATGTAGTCATCAACCAGCGGATGAGAAATCATAACAGATCACTTCCAGACGTAGCTTTCTCGACAGGAGAATTTTCAACATCAAAATCAAACGACCGCTCAATAGCCAAAAGCTGATTACTGGTTGTGTTGATTTCCTTGATGAGAGAATTCGCTTTTTGGAATCTTTGTTGTCCATTGTGAACAGTGATGACCAGTCCGTCTTCATGAAGTTTAGCTTTCAGCTCATAAAGCAGCCGGACAAGATAAAGATAGCGATTGACTTTTTCATACTGAATCGCATCCTTTTTTCTAGGACTGAAATAGCCAATTTTAGAAAGTAGCTGATTTTCTAATTCTTTTATATTTTTTTCCGAGTATTCTTCCATTACCCCCCACCCCCTTTAATTTTTTGTTAAAAATTTGGACAGTCGAGTGCAGACCGCTTACTGGCTCCTTTGAAATTTCCTGATTTTTTTGACCGGGGGGTGTTTAAGATTCTTTAACCTAACCCCACCATTCATCTTTTCGGAAATTTCTGTCATTCTTATCAAAACGATCATGCCTTTTATTATGACATGCTTTGCACAATGTTCGTAGGTTATCGATATCAAGCGCGAACTCTGGATAGAACTCTAGCTCCTTGATATGGTCAACTTCTAAATTAGTAGTCGTGACCTTGCCTTCATCCCTGCACCATACACATTCGTAATGATCTCGTTTAAGTGCTTGCCTTCTTATCGTTCTCCACTCGCTGGAATTGTAAAACTGGTTTCGTTCTTCTCGAGTTGAAACTTCAATCATTGTTTAATATTCTTTGTCCATTACATCTTTCGTCAATAATTATCTTAAAGATACTTATTTTAAATTGCTGTTACTCTATATTTTCTAGCGTTCAATTAGACATATCTTATATTCTGTCTAATTCAAACAGTCGCCAAAAAGCCTAACACAATAAGGATATACAGTAATCCACTAAATGAATTAGCGTTTGACTCGTTATGTCTAATTGGTTAACTACAATCCAAAATTTGACATCGCTTTGTCCTGTTGATCTTGACGAATACCTATATATCTTAAGGTAATAGCTGGTGATGAATGATTAAACAAACTCATCAACATTGCTATATCTTTTGTCTTTTTATAATAATGATATCCAAATGTCTTCCTCATTGAATGAGTTCCTATATTTTCAATACCACACTCAGATGCAGCAACTTTTAAAATCCAATCCACAGTCCTACGATCAAGTGGTTTATTTTTTCCGACTCTACTTTGAAATAAAAAATGATGATGAGGTTTATTTTGTATATACTCTCTAACCTCACGTTTGAGAGTTTTAGTCATTTTAATCTTTTTCTTCTTCCCAGTCTTTTGTTCTTTCAGTTTGATATACCAACCTTGAACATCCTTTACTCGAATTTTTAAAATGTCACCAACTCGCAAACCTGAATTGATACCAAAAAGAAATAAAATATAATTACGCTCATTCCATTCTCTCAGATAATCTTTCATAGCCTGTATATCATCTTTATCCCTGATTGGTTCTACAATATTCAAAACAAGTATCACCACCTTTCAAATAATCAAAAAAAGCCACTGGTCGTGGCATTGAATATGACAGTAGCTGGAATTGAACCAACTGGTCTAGCAGTAAAACGCACGCTTGGTAAAAGTTTCAAGGAGACCCAAACAACCTGCTAACCTGTCCTTACTGTCTAAGAGGCCGAAACCTCTGTATTTTTAGGAGTCCTCATGACTGTTCTTTGCCAATCATTGGATAATACTATTTTAGCACCTTTTTCCGTTCCAATTCTCCCAAGATTTTCCCAGATTTTTCCCAAGATTTTCCCAGAAATCACTTGTAAACCAGAAGGTTGCTTGCTTGATAGGACTCCGCAAACTCTAATAGAGCTTTGTTTAATATCCGATAATACTCACTGGATGAGTAGCCTAGTTCTGAATAAATACTGTAGTCTTCCCTCCTTTTCTTCCTGCAATATCGTTCGATTAGGATACGTGTGTATTCCATATCAGAAAGATTGTTGATTGCTTTAGCGATTAGTTCTAGATCCTGCTGAGCTGATACTCTACGCACGACCATGCTTTCTACCTGCTTGCTTGTCTGACCACTTGATGACCTTGGCTCAAGTGAGTAGGATATTGTTATTTTGGGGGCGTATTCTTCTCCAGCTATCCGTCTCAGACGACTGTATTTTTTGAGTACTTTGATAGCTTCCTTTCTGGTTTTCTTTTCGTCGATGATATCCAATAACTCTATTTGCACACGAACTCCTCCTCATGATATAATAGTTATGCGAAACTATAACACGAGAAGTCAGCTGTGCTGGCTTTTTTTCATGCCCTACTCCCGAGAATAATATCAGCAGGAAAAGCAAAGTAAGTACAGATATCTTCTACATTATAAATATTCGGTACACTTTCATCCTTCTCCCATTGAGCAATCAGGTAGCGACTATAGCCTAGTTTAGCTGCTAACTTTTCTTGTGACAACTTCCTTTCCTTACGTTTTTGCTTTAGCAAGAAAGCAAACCTACTTGCTTGTCTTGGATTTAATTTATCCTTCATCATCCACCTCAATCTTTACGACAGCTCTACCATTTGGATTGCGTCTTTGGGTGGATGCAAAAGTGTAATACTTCAACATCCTTTCAGCAATTCCTGTTTCTTTGCTGATTTCCGCAAGCGTCCCCATGGTAATAAAGGTGTCGCCTTCATACAATGCGTATTCACTCATGCTCCATCTCCTCAATCAGCCAATCAAGGTTCTTGCGTGCTTTCTTCAGGTCTTCCAGACCGTTTTTCTTTTGAAACCGTAACATATACTTGATTGCGTTGCCCCAAAAGAAAGCAGACGCTCCGGAAAGGTTCCCAACGAAGTTATGCACAACATCGATAGCCTCAAGACCGTTTGCACCTTGGTAGTGGCTTGGTTTGTTTATATTGTCAATTATTTCTGGGTTCATTCCTTATCCTCCAAAAGTTCTGGGTTTTCGTAGATATTGCCAATGACTTCATAATTCTTGCGAATATCTTCATAGTCCATAGCTTGAAACCATTCATCATCATAACTAGAATTAAGGTGAAACCCGATATTTTTTATTTTATATCCAAAATCTTCCTCATAAATCCATTTACCAAATTTGACTACGCTGGGCATTCCACTATTCCTAGAAACCACATCCTCCTCGAAAATCTCCACCCCGTTCTTATCCTTGAGTCCTGTTGATTGCATGAGGATCAATTCTGACTTTTCGATAGGAATAAGAAGTTTGGAGTCCGATGTTGGTTTTTCCATGTTGCAAATCAAGCCGTTATCTGTGATAAAAAAATGTTCTACGAATTTCTTTTCTACGCTATCCCACACTCTAAATTTTGGTGTCATGCCAAATCCTCCTCCTTCACAAAGCTGCCATCAATCCAACGACCCTTGCGATCTTTGATTTCTTGGTATGCCAGTTCAAAACACTCTTCAAAATCATAACCTAGCGACTTGCTGATTGATTTTAGATGACCAATCAATAGAGTCAATGATTTTATACGTAAGGTCATAAGTTTCAGATGTTGTTCTGTTTGAATGTTGCTAATACATGTATTTGCGTACGCGAATGATGTCATAATATCGTTCTTTCTAACATTCTTCGACTCTTCAAAAATACTATCCAAATCCACTTTGCTCAACAATCCCAGACCGACAATCACGACTGCGCAATCTCCAATGCTATCCTTGGTCAGCTTCTCATTCTTCTTGAGATAGCCTGCGCACAACTCACCGAACTCTTCGCTAAGTTTTAATGACTGCTTGTCTAGTCGTCCACCGTTTTCTAAATCACGGTCAATAAACCATTGTTTGACTTTTTCTAGTGTGTTCATAGTAGTACCTCATCCCCTACTCTAATCTTCTCATACACGTCCTTAGTAACTACGAAAATGCCGTAGTCACGAATAGTAAGCGTGTATAACTTGCCGTGCCGCCCCTTCTCGACGACCTTACCAAAAATCTCAGCGCCTGCGTTATCCGCCTTATAGATAACCAGCGGCTTCTTCTCTTCCAAATCTCGAATCCTGTCCATCTGCCAGATGTTTAGTCCAGCAGATACCAGAATCCAGATTGCTATGAATCGTTTCAATCTATGACCTCCTCCTTCAATTTAAGCTCAATCTCTAAGTAAAAGCTTTGATCAGGTATCTCCAGTATCGCTGTAGTGGTTTTACCATCAGAACCCACGATAACTTCTCCGATTGCCAAAACTAAGTCTCGAATTGTGCTATTTAGCGTAAGGCTCATCACTCCACCTCCTCATTATATTTTTCTACCAATTCATGCAACCACGACCAAGGTTCGGTTTCTTCAACGATTGGGTCAACCTCCCTTTCTTGCAACCAAGCTGAGAAATTAACCACATTATCAATGTAGATTGTGTCGTAATCGCCCCAATCCCAAACAGTTAAATAAATTTCTGTTTCAGTTCCATTTTCATCTTCAACCGTTATTGAACCATTTTCAACCCACGCTGTACCAAAACACAATTCGCAAGTGCCAGTCTGTTCTTCTTGAAAATCTGAATGGTATTCTGTCACTTTATATTTCATCTTCCAACTCCTCCACTTTCCCTCTTAATTCTTTATTCTTTTTCTTCAACAAATCGCGCTCCAGCGCTCTAATCCGTCTCTTGCGTGCATCGCACGGTTTCGAATACTCGATTATCTTCTCTTCATTTTGCTCAATTGTGCGTTTCAGTCCTTCGATTACTACCTGTTTATCGTAATTCATCGTCTAAAAAGCTTTCAATAGCTTCTCTATAGGAGACTTCCGCCATACCGTCTAAGTCGTTCAGGGCTTCAATATAGTCTGGACGCCCTTGCCCATACTGCTTTTTCAAAAACTCAACAAAGAGATGAATTTCCTGATAGGTTACTCCAACCATATTTCTTACCTCCCACTAAAACGGAAAATCATCTTCCTCAAGGGCGTATCCTGGCATTTGTTCCTCAATATTCGAACGGTTAGCAGTATCATCACGCTTTTCAAGTCGCTCAAAACCATCTGCGACCACCTCAGTCAGATAGACCCTGCGCCCCTCCTGATTCTCGTAGTTCCTTGTCTGGATGCGACCCGTCACACCGACCAGATTACCCTTCTTGCACCATTCTGCGAATAGCTCCGCCTGCTTGCGCCACATCATACAGTTGATAAAGTCTGCCTCTCGCTCGCCGTTGGCTCCCTTGAAATTCCGATTGACCGCCAGAGTAAAGGTAGCAACCGCCACATTCGACGGTGTATGTTTTAATTCAGGGTCTTTCGTCAAGCGCCCCACTAACGTAACATTATTGATCATCTTTCTTTTCCTTTCCTGTCGCACATTCCACAACTGAGTAACCGATAAAAAAGCACAGAAAAGTTATTCCAAATTCTTTAATAAATTCAATCATTTTCTTCTCCTCCTGAAAAAGTTGCTAAATAGTAACAATCCTTCGCACCATAGTCAAACCGTGTCGTCCGCTGACCAATGTGCTTCTGAAACCTTGGCTGAGTGATAGCCGAGAAAGCCCACTGACGATCTTCCATTTGCTCAATGAGATCATCGACATTGTCAAACATCCCAAGGTAAAACTTGCAGTGCCCGTTGTAGACGAAGTAAAGCTCTAACATCACTCCACCTCAACGGGATAAAAATTCCCAAAGGAACCCCTCAAAGCCTTTCCAACCTGTACGGCTACCCCCCGAGAAACAAACCGCATGGCTTTCTTCTCCTCAGAACATGAAATGTCCAAGCCAGTCACTCCGATAACTGCGGATCTCAGAAAGAGCTTATCCTCTCTTGTTCCATGCTTTAAAATAAACATCAGCTACCTCCATTCTAAAAATAGTGCTTCCGCTTGTTTGTCAAGTCATTGAAAACCATCAAATGGTCTTTATCTACACCCTTCATCAGTCTGGACATAAAGGGTCTGCCATATCTTTTCTGAATATCAGCAGAAGTCAAATTGGTGGTAATGATTGTATTTGAACGCTTATTCAGGATATTGTAGAGGATAGTAAACGACCACTCACTATCCTTTTCCATGCCCAAATCATCCAAAACCAAGAACTTAGCACTGGCAATTTTATTGACCAGAAACTCTTCCTGACTAAAATCAGCTTTAATCTTCATCAACAAGTCCGTCACATTGATAAAAATCGCAATCTCTTTCGTGTACTCAGATAGAGCCTTAACCATCGCAAAGGCCAAATGGCTCTTACCAGTTCCAGCTTCTCCTTGTAACACGATGTTGTTCCTAGCCCCCTCAGACCACTCACGACAAATCCTCTTTGCAAAAGCTAGCTTTTCCGCTTCTTTTTCAGTGGGTGTCTCAAAGTTGTCCAAAGTCGCATTTTTCAAAACCTCATCATAAAGAGAAAACTTCTCAAGATAGTATTTCCTCTCTCGCTCATTCTCAGCGTCGGCCAGTTCATTCACTCTTGCTTGATTCTCCTCATGGATCCGCTCAGATTCACACATGCGGCATACAACACTCTCAGTCCGCAATATCTTTATCAAGGGGATGTTATGCTTTTCGCAAAACTCATCTTGTTGTTCTGTATTCCTGTGATAAGATAAGGCAATCTCCTCAAACACATTGTCTACCATGACAGACGACCTCCACATTCATGCCAGCTAGCCATTTCAGACAAGCATGCAACCACTTGATGAATTGGTTGGTCTGCTAAAAGAGTTTTCTTCTCGTAGCTTAACGGATAATAGTCAATCTCGAATTGTTCAATTAGTTCTAGTATCCCCATTCGTCCTTGGCCTCCTGTTCTTCTTTCTTATCCTTATTCTTTTTCTCTGATTGACGAACCTGTTCAACAGTGGTAACATTGTTCATCTGCCAATTTCTTAAAATCCCACCAATATATTTGATGTTCGGCTTTCCTGAGTTAATAGCAGTCTTCAGTGCTTCCTTTACCAAATTCACATCATTCTCATTTAGGAGATGGTTAATTTCTTCAATCTCAAATCCAGATAAGAGCCTACGAAATTCAGATTGAAAAAGTTCTAAGATATTTTCTTGACCACCACTACTAGTAGTAGTAGTAGTTATTCTTTTCTTATTCTTATCTTTATCTAATCTATTCTTATTCTTATCTTTATCTTCTTCTAGTGCGTTACCGTCCGTTACTGTAACGTTACCTGTAACGTTACCAAGAGCAAGATTTTTCTGTTTTTTACGGTATTTGGCTACACGGTTGCGTGTCTGTTCCTTTATTTTCTCCATTCCGTCAACATTTTGATGTTTTTCCCAATTTGGCAAGCTAATAATACCATCGATAATCTCAATCATCCCAAACTGTTCAAAAACTCCAATAGCCATTCTTACTGTATTCAATGGTCTACGAAAAATAGTAGCTAACATTTCATCTGTATAGTGAACCTTATCAGTCATCATCAACAAACCATTACTGTTATGTTTTCCAGCAAGTGTCAAAATCTTGAACCATATCACTAAGATGGCATCAGGATCAGGCAAGGCATCAATCAGGCAAATCTTTTCATCGTCAAAAATATCGGTTGTGATTTTTATCCACTTAATTTCAGACATACCTAGCACCCCACTTCCTACGGTTAGCGCGGTACTTCATTCGCATATCCTCATAGATGTACCTGCCTTCCAGCTCCATTTTTTCAATCTTTAGCAGCTTATTTTTAAGCTCCACATCACGATAGTCCTTAGCTAGTTTTTTATAGTCTGTTAGGTATTCTTTGACTAGTAATAGATTTTTATAATCGTTTTCCCATGTCGTAATAAAATGTCTTGAAGTTGATTCCCTTCCTTCCAGTTCTTTAACAATCATAATCTGGCCATCCAGCCATTGAATCAATCTTTCCATTTCCTGACCTCCTCACTTCAAGATGTGCATTTTAGGCTCTGGCAAAGCTAATGGCTCAGGGCGTAAACCTACAGGCGGTTCGTTGTCGTAGGTAAAGCCAGGGAATGGACGACGGATATTCTTGCGAATCTCTTGCCATTTGTCCTCTCTACCACGTTCGTATGCATGGTTATAGCCTTGAATAATCATAGACGCAAATTCTTGCTCTTCTCGTCTCTCTTCTTCCTCTCGTTGTTCTTGCAATTTGATATGACGGCAAGCTCCTGCAAATCCAATCAGCAAGGCTCCAACTCCCATCAACTGGTCTAAAATCGGTGGTTCAAACATTTTTAATCTCCTAAATAACTTTTTCTTTCAGTGTTTCAAAAACTTCAAACTTCAAATTTGTCTGTTCTTTTATTTTCTTCAATACACTAAGCACTGTGTCATCTTCGTTAAACTGAATAATGGTATCACTTATAACTAGTTCGTAGATGTTAGACATAATTCTATTATCAGTCTCTGTTTGTTCATCGGATTCTAGTTCTGAATCGATTTCGTTCTCATAATTTTTGAGAGCGTTAGCGGATTCATTAAATCCATGAAGTAACAATGTTCTCTGTAAAATTTCATTCACATCAATGTATTTATCTAAGCTTTCTCTTTCTCTTGCTCGTTTTGTTTCTTCAGGAAACAGAATATGCATTCTATCAAATATTTTGCTAAGTATTTTTACATTCTTTTTGGTTGGTTTTGTCTGAGTATTTACAATACTAGCCATCGGATATCCTTTAGTAAATCCAAGTTTTAAATCTAAATCACTGGCAGAAGACGAAACTTCTTTTCTAAGATTTTTTAAAATATCAATAAGCAAAGTTGCCCACATTATCGACATAAAATCATGACCAAATGAACCGTTGTAATCATTTGGTTTGTCAAGTGGATTAAATTTCTCGTTGGATAAATCTTGTACAATTTTTTTAAGATTTTCATCTTCGTGCTCATATCTTTCAAAGAAATTTCGCAAACCTGGTCTATTCTCTTTTTTCATCTTATGTTTGTATGCTTTTTTATTATTCATCTTCTCTCTCCTTATGCTCTTAATTTTCGTACTTCTTTTTCTAATTCCAAAATTTCATAAACATCATTGATATCATACATAATATCTTTCCCTTGCTTACGAAATCTTAATCCTTTACGTTCTAACTTTTTAATATAGCCATGAGTAAAGCCGAACTTCTTCATCAAAGCCTGTTGATTGATTGGCATGCGATTATTCTCTAATTGCTCCTTGACCTGCTTTTCAGCAAAAGCCAATAATTGATTTGTGAACAATTCAGCACTTTCGCCGTCTAATCGTAATTGTAACGTTATACCTTCCATTTTCTACATCCTCTCAACTATGCGGGCAAGCATTTTTGTGATATAATGGTTTAAATTGTTTTAGTATGCGCCTGATTGCCGTCAGGTGCTTTTTTGCGTTGTTGTCAAACTGTTTTACTTTCCAGCGCTCTGAGTTCTATCTCATGGCTGACTTGTCTAAATAGCTTCTCACACGCTATTTTAGCTTCTCTGTACGTTGTAGATTCACTGATGAAGTAATCAGCAAGTTCGATGATTTTATCTTCCATTCAACCTCCTACATCAGCCTCAAGACTGATGTAATATCCTCCTAAATTGCTATAATACTCTTGACTAAGACCTCTCCCGTTTTAGTCAAAACTTCAGCAGAAAGGAGGTTCAAAAAATGAGTAAGCTTAGCCATAAGCCAAACCACGTTGTTAAGAAACTAACCTGGGAAAATCTCGATAATATTCTATTATCT